AACATAAAAGGGGCGAGAAGACCGGGGAGACTTGCCACCATGGGAAGGAGACTTGAAAGACCGGGGAGACTTGCCACCATGGGAAGGAGACTTGAAAGACCGGGGAGACTTGCCACCATGGGAAGGAGACTTGAAAGACCGGGGAGACTTGCCACCATGGGAGGGGGGAGGAGAAGGAGGAGGGGACGGGGGGTGAGTAGAGAAAGGGTAAGTTTTACCGGGTGTTAAATTAATATTACCGGAGCCAGATTAAAGAAGGAAGTTATGTAGGAGGGGCTACCGCCCCCGCCACGACAACGGGAGATTATCAGCTAGGTATAGTTAAAAAGGAAGCGGATCCTCATCATCAAGGCTTAGGGGCCTGTCAAGAGCAAGGTCATCCAAAAGCGAGTCAAAACGGCTATAAATGGGTTCAGGTTTATCAAAGTCTGAGGGCCGGAGACACTGGAAGGCTGAGACATCAGATTCAGAACACATCAATTTGAGAACATCAATGCAAGATAAGCAAGCAAGGTGAGCAGGGTCTGAGATATCAGGGGAGCCAATATGACGCGGTAATTTTTGGTAAACATAAGACCCAAAATATTCAGAATAATCACCGATATACTCAGCATAGGACAACATTAAGCAATGAAATCTATTAGTAAAATGTGGGAGATTGTAAAAGTTGCAAGCATTTCTAAGGGCAGTAGAGGCAAAATCTGAGTTATAAGCATAAATTTCGTAATCTTGTGAGTAGATTTGATTATGGAGAAGGAAGGCTAATTCTTGATAGTAATACTCAAAAGAGTGAGAGCCAGCTAAGGGATCCCCGGAATTTGCTTCCTGATCAGAGGGGGGATAGACAAGGATTGAATTATTAAATAGCGATCGGCCGAATAAGTCGGTAAGGCATATTTTTATGGGATAGGGATGGAACAGTGAGTTTGTTTCAATTTTTAAGATTAGGAATTTAGCAGGGTGGAAGGGAAAGGTAGGAAGAGAGTACATGGTTAAAAATAATTAGGGTTAGTTTTACCGGGTATTGATTAAGGTTTACCGGAGATTGTTAAATTGTAGCAAGAAATAGGAATTATTAACAAGGTAGGGTTTAGGGAGGGGGAATTTAGGCCCCCGATTTTTTAACTATTTATGGCGGTTAGGATAGGCAATTCTTCAATTTCTAAGGGTTCAGGAGAGCCTAGACAGTCCTTGAGTTCAGATATTAGGACGGCAGCACGATCGTACCGAGGGGACAGGGAGCCATAGGTTAGGATATTATTATCAATTTCAGACTGCCAAGAGGAGACGATAGCTAGTACAGATTCTCTGAGGTTGACTAGTTCGATCGCGTCTAGATTTTCAGGAATGCGAACAACTTTAGTTTTAGTTGAATAAGTGCGGTTGGTAGATGGGATGCCTTTAGGTCTAGCCATTGTGTTTTTCTCCTTGTTAACCTTAATACATTCATTGTAACAGTAAACTGCTAGGATGTCAATACTTGCCTAGATGACCAGATAAGCAACAAGAGCCACACAAAGGGCATAGAGAAACAGTATTAAAATCTGGCGAGATGATAGGCTAAAGCTGTATTTAGGTTTGGGAGTTGGAGAAGACCGGAGGCGATTAAACTTTTTTAGGTCAGCAAAGAAATACTCTAGAAAGCCAACATTACGGCGATATTTCCGGGAGCGCCGAGCAGGATCGCAATTGTAGATAGAGTAGGGGATATCATAGAATTTTCCGAATTTGTCCTTTAAAACTACTTGGTTAGATGGTATGGGGTCAAAGTAGGTTAAGGCACTATGATTAAAGTAGTAATCTAGGGGCAAAATACAGAAATATTGAGAGTCTGCTAATCGTTTACTTTTAGATTGTTTCTCAAGTCTAGTAAAACTGTCAAAGGCTTTAAATAGTTGCTTATCGTTATTATTTAGAAACCCGTGCTGGGTCCACATAGCATATTTAAATTTAGTCTTGAAAAAGTTGATTGAGTCAGAACTGCCACGCCAAGCCCAGTATTTTTCCGACTCGAAGCACATATAGTTTTTAAATAAAAGCTCCTGCCGCTTATTTTGACGATTATAGAGCTGGAAGCCAGAGGCGTGGATAAAGAAGTGAGTTAACTCGCGCCATTGTTTAGCAGTGTGATCATACACTTGTGCAGCCCAACATAAATCTATATTAATTTTTCTGGATTGAGTTAGATCAATTAAGATTTGACGGGGAATTTTATTGAAATCATGGGAATTAAACCAGATTTGGGCCTCATCAATCACTACGACACTATTTGGAATTGTGAGGAAGTCGACAGGGCTAGAAGCAGAGTCGATTATGGTTATTTGGCCCCGGTCTATTAAGTGGGCGACCCAAGTGTAGTTTCTCAGAACCGCATAACGCCGAAGCTCTATTAAATCTAAGGCAAAATTAAGTACTAGAACCTTGCGCCGACTGTTACAGAGATCTAGAGCAAAGTCGACCATTTTAAGAGATTTTCCCGCCCCGATAGATCCACAAAAAGCGTAGATCGCCATATTTTAGTTAAATTAGGTTTATTATACTCGTGGCGCTAAAGCGCACACCCGAAGCAGTAAGACGTTTTAGTGGTAGATTAGGTGGCCTTAAAGGGGATTAATTTATAGATTTTAATTATGACAACAATAGCCAAGAGGGAGAAGATTAGATCAATTATTTCTGAGAATATGCCCCGGAGAGAAGGATCGATCATATCCGATGCAAAGGACAGCATAAACCCCATTTTCATACTGTCAGGGGTAGAGGGGAGCGCACCGCCTACAAGGTCGATGAGTTTGCAGATTTGAGTGTTTACAAACCCCGCCGGATCCTTGAAAGCCCCTATTAGAGCAGGGATAGTTAGGGAGATGGCCACAAAAATTGCAGTAAGCGGGCTAAGGAGAAAGTTAAGGGCATCTAGTAAAGGTTTCATTGTGTATAGTTTTGTTAAGATTAAATAGCCATAAAGAACCAGACGGCAAAGGACAACAGAACGGGATATTTGAGCAGCCTTGCAACATCATTAATCATGCAGAGTTCTCTAGCATAGCCAAAGAAAGAAACCTCTACACAGCCCCCACCATCACCATCAGAGGGGGGAGGAGTACCGACAAGATCAAAAGGAAATTTGGTGGCAAATACAGTGGAGGCATGGGTAACGAAATTAGGGTAAAGAGCATAGTTAGAAGCTTGATATTGTGCTAAATCTGGGCGGTCAAATTGGTCTTGGGGGGGAGCAGTAGTGGGAGCCGTGGTGGGAGAAATTGTGGGAGTAGGCATGGGAGAGGCGACAACGCGAGGAATGGCCACACGATTACCAGCATTAGCAGGAGTACCGACAACCGCGCCCCCGATCCATAAGCCAGAGGGGTTATAAAAACCGCCACCAGCAGAGGCCCCAGCAGCAGCAGCCCCGGCAGAGGAAGCCCCGCCAATGAAAGACCCAGCAGCAGCAGCACCAGCATCAGAAGGGGAGCCGCCAATGTCACCAGCAGCGCGAGCAGCAGCCCCGGCAATGATAGAGGCAGCAATGGGGTCAACACCAGCAGCCCCGGCAAGGATAGCAGCAGCAGAGCCAGCAGCAGCGCCAGCAGCGACACGAGCAGACGGGCTAGACCAAGGGGAGTCTGACAAACCGGGAGGGTAAAGGATAGCCCCGGGGGGAGCAGTAGGCGATATGCCTGTATGGTAAGCGGTTGAAAGCAGTTCAGAAACTAAGTTAGGGGCTAATAAATTCCTGATAGTATCGCCAGCATTAGACCATTTTTTAGAATCCGCAGGGTTAAGCATATCAAATCTAATCTGGGGAGCAGCGACCGGGACACAGAGGCAGCCATTTTGGTTAAATTCGTAGGAGCGCCGAGAGTGTAGAGAGCCATTTCTATAAAGCCCCCATTGTCTAATAGGACGACCTAAAGAAGTGCCGACAGTATCCAATTGCAAGCCCCAATTGCCATCATTAGGGGTTAAATTAGCAGGGAAGAGATTAACGTGATCGCCACCTACACCAGAGGCAGCCTGATAGATACGCCAGACACCGGGGGTAGTGTTGTTATAGCATAAAGCCAAATTTACGGCGCAATAATTCTCAACTATAGTATTAGCCCTAGCCAAAGCCTGGGCGCTATTGATTTCTGATAGAGCATAGAGGACAGCCCCACCAGCAGCAGCAGCAGCAACGGGGAGAGCGATAGTAATAACGGCAGGGGGAACAGCGACAGAGGCGATAGTACCGAGAGCAGCTATAACACCGCTAGTAACAGCACCGGGAGCGCCCAAAATAGTAGAGGCAGCGCCAGTCAGGGAAAGGGTAGAGGCAGCAGGGGCAGCAAGCAGGGCAGCGTTAGACATAGCAGGTTGAGATAGAAAGAGAACGATAGTTAACCCGCAAAGGAAAGCCTTGATTTTGAGTAAGATTTTCATATAAAAAAAGGGGTAGAGTTTTTTAGACCCTAACCCGATTGATGGTTACTGATAAATAGAGTAGTAGGGGGGGGAAATTAGATGATCCGGCGGACGACACCAAACGCAACGGAGGCAATTAGCACCGTAACGCCTAACCCGATTACAACGCCCACGACATCAGTTAGGGAGGTCATACCAGCAGTAATGAGAGCCGCAGGATCAACGGCTTGAGCTTGAGCAGATTGTGCGGAGGAAAGGACTAGAACGCCAGCACCACCAGCAGCAACGCCGGAATAGATAAGGGCTTTAGTCCGAGGATTATAGGACTGGACAGCGAAAGGATTAGATTGAGGCATTTTAACTCCTGTTAAGGTTGGTTTTGTGTTAGTCATTTTCTACGGTTAACTTCGCCCATTGAAAGGCCATACAGGATTTTTATAGACATTCCAAAAAAAGAAGCTATAGCACCCGCACCCATAACCATAGAAAACATATCTTTAAGCCATACCCCGGTGGATTCGAGCTTATCAGATAATAGTAACATGCCTTGATTTAAAGCAGGTGGTAATTGTAAAAAAAGTAGATCATGCATTAAACGACCTCAAAAAAGCTGTAAATAAAACCACGCCACCGAGCGCGACAACATACTTCAATATTTCGGGCCATACCCATAGAAAAATATCATCAAATAAGTCGATCGGCCTGGGGAGGTCAGGGTTAGCAATTTGGGCTAGAGTAAGCGATAGATCAACCAACAGACGGATTGAAATAGTACAGTGTAGCCAGCCAATAAGATTAAGTCCCATAGTTGCTGTTCGGATAGGTTAGCGAGGAAATCAGTCATGGTGAGACGGGGTTTAGATTGTCGATTAAACAATGTATAAAAAAGCAGATAGCCGACCCCCCAAATTGCAAAAGATATAAAAGTGCGTAGATTCAGGCCCATATGTAGCTGGTAGATGTAAGCGTAGGATCGCCAACGTAGATCAGAGTAAAGAATAACGATGTAAGCGCCAGTAACGAAGCCAATTAGATATCTAGAGAGATGGGTTAGTAGGGTTAGAGCCATGATTAGTTACCTCATAACACGTCTAACTATCTTCATAGCGTAGAGAGCCAAGTAGAGGCGACCAGTGAGTAGGTTGAAAGTGTTCAATAAACCCATAAAAGTATCATAGCTAGTAAGGGCAGGGACTTGTAACAGTAAATGAATCATTTATGGCCGCCCCCGTCAGGAATTAAATTGCCCAAGTTAATAAACCTAAAAACAGCTTTACCCTCAGAATTAGATTTAAAATCGAACTCTATTTCATAGGTAGCAGGTAGCTGGACGAGTTTATCAAATACATCAGTAGGGGTGGTGAACTTGATAATGTCGATACCCTTCTGGATACCATCTGAATTAGCTTTATTACCAGAGAGGCACTTTAAACTACAGCCAGCCATAGCAGAGCCATCCTCGGACTTCATAGACCATTTACGAGCATAAAGGACTTTAAATTGTGAAAGCATTTTGTTACCTCAGGTTATCTAGACATTATATAGGGAGCCATGAAGGGCTATTTTCAAAGGCTTGTTTGTACAAGATGTCTAGCTGTAATTGCTTTAGTATATCTATTTTGGTGATATCTACGCATTTTATTTTCTGAAGAGCTTGATCCGTGAGAGATTCTCTAAAACCGGGGAGCGCTGTATCAAAGATGTGATAACTAACAGAGACTTGCTTATAGAGCCAGATTAATTTTCTTAGTAGGGTAGTTTTGCCCCGGCGTGGAGAGACTTTCACAGGCAAGACGGCGAGGCGGTTGAGAAAGTTAGCCCACCAGCTTAGTAAAGAGCAGCGATCAAGGTTTTTTTCGCGATTGTCAGGAGAGCCACGATCTAGGAAAGTAACAGCGCCCACAGCATAACCAGCAAGCCATTCAGGTAAATCATCAGGGGAGCAGTTAGGGATATGGTCTAGTAAAGTTTGATAAAAAGCCTGACCGTACAGCCCCTTGAGTTGTCTTTCAATCCTGATCCCGTGAAAACCGTGTTTAGGGTAAGTGTCATAAATTCGAGTACGTTGATCCGACTGAGTATCACCAGCGTAAAAGGTAGAGCCAAGCCCGATTTTAGACTTGCTGCCGTTAAACATGAAGCTAGAGAAGCCCGACATATTACCCAGTAGCGAAGATTGATAGCAATCGTTAGGGGTGAAATTAGGCTCTAGGTCATCTAGGGCTATATCAATTCTAGTAACCGAGACTTTATGGCTCATAGATTTGAGAGATTGTAGTAAATTCATGATTTGGGTGAAGTGTAGCGCACGGAGCCAAGACCCCGGAAAAGAAAAAAGGATATGTATATATTCATCATCATCAGATTCAGGATTATTCCAACAAAATAGAGCAGCTTCAATGCTACGGACGGAGTTGGCCCATTGTCTACCCAGAAATTTAGACGCAATTGTGGTGTAGTCGAGTTTATCGTTAGGGTGATAAGCAGTTAGTAGGTCGAGTATAGGCTTGAAAGAGTGACGAGGCAGTTCTAGAGTACCTTGGAGCCAGTCGATAGAGGCGTAAAAGCACGAGTTGACCGGGGATTGGGACTGATACCCTGTGTTACTAGCAGGGCCCGGAATAGTTTCTACTGTTTCTGTATCGTTAGGTTTATATATCATAGTTAGATGTTACAGTTAATTAATATTCAGTAACGACAATTTTTAGGGTATAGCGCGGTGGGAGTTCAATATGATAACTAGGTTTATCCATGCAATTTAAGAGGCAGCAGGAGAGAGACGGCAACATGGAGGCGGTAGATTTGCGTTTATAGAGCGAGGCGGTGTAGGGTTCAGTTATAGAAATATAGGGTGTTACATACCAAGATATCAGGAGACGATTGTATTTGATGTGTTGCTGTAAGAGATGCAGAGTATGGTTATTGATAACATCGGGGAAGTCGTATTGAGGCTTAGGCATTATTTTTTATTTTTCTTTGATTTAGGTTTAGAAGGTTGATTAATATTTCTAGGTTTACGAACTAGCTTGTATTCCTTATCCGCATATTCAGGGGTATTCCATGCGCGACTCTTATTTTTAGACCGGGGAGGAGTATAGTTATCACGGCTTTCTAATTGTCTAACCTGATAAACCGATGCTTTGATATGTTCATTCAACGCCCGACCCTGTACAGAGTGAATACCGTATTTGTTGAATTGTTCACGACTATCTTGAATTTGACCCTCCCAATATTGCCACTGGCTATCCTTATCCATCCCTGACATATTCGCAGCTTGATATCTAGTATTTTTCCAAATGGCTTGTTTAGAAGATAGTAGAGAATTATTATCACTAGAGGAGTCGTATTTTATCCGGTCACCATAGGAACCCCCGGCGGGAGATTTACCAAATTTAACTAGAGAGCCGTTAGGTTGAGATTGGTTAGCAATCCTAGACCACCCACTATTACCCATTTTTAGACCCTCGATATAGGGGGGAATAAAAGCAGCCTTCATTGTTAAGGGCAAAATTTGAGACGGCAGCAGACCCGCCATATATTAAAAGTTTAGGCGTAGCGCATACTTGCTTAATAGCCTGATATTGCATAGTTAGAGTTTCTATATCAAGGCTAGACCCGCGGGTAGCAAAGGACGACCAACCAGACGGAACCCCGGTAAGTAAATAATCAACTAATTCTTGCGATCGTACTGATATGTTGATGATTATTTTTTTGCCCAGTTCAGCAAATTTGCAAGATAGCCATCTACGCCGATAGAGTTGATAGTAAAGGGCAGGGCATCTATAATCGTCAATTATTGTAAAGTCAGGTTCTACAAAGTTTATACAATCGCTTATCAATATTTTCTCAGGAACAGACCACAGCCCCTCGAATTTGTGATCGTCAGTGTAAAAGTGATAAGTCCCAAACGAGAAGGCAGTAGTACGCGCAACGGAACCCCAAGGCAGTAGAGGCGCGGTTACACGACCCTCGCAATGTATGGGAAGCAACGGCAAGCCATTTTTAGATTCATATGGTAGGTAGCTAGCTGGATAAACTTTTAAGGGATATGGCATGGTTAGTAATGATGAAAGAATAGGTTTAGGGAACAGAATTTTTGTAGGTATGGGAGCGAGGGAGGCACTAAAAGGCTTCATACCCCCCGCTATTATTCCGTTCACTACGTTGTACCTCTACAGAGCGCAGCGAATTAATCGTAACAGACAAACGGCAACGGCGACGAAGTTTTGCCAGACTGATTAAAATTATTTAGGTTTGACTCAGTTCTAGGATGAGTTTGTAAGGTAGCAGAATCAAGTAAAAGATAAAGCCATTCATGGGAGCCATCAGAGTAATAAATGTATGAATATGCGTAGACGGTTGAGAGCCTTATAGAGACACGACCGTTAACAGATAGGCAATAGTTAAGTTGCTGGCCCAGAGAGTAAAGAGGAGGATTAGAGGATATTTGCATTTTAGATGTTGTAGAGGTTAGGGGATACAGGAAGAAGGGGGAGGGGCTAACGCCCCCGCCACTACTACAAAAGGGCTTATC